TTAGAGTTTTTGTTGAATAAAACTTCTTCAAGAATAAGTGCAATTGAACTTTTCCCGTGTCCGTTTTTACCTACTAGTTGTGTTAAAGGTGCTGCAATAAAGTTTATTGTGTTGTCTTTTCCATAACTAAAAGCATTACTCCAACTCAGCCTTTTGATCGTTATCATACTTTAGTAATTCTCTTTTTAATTCGTGTAAGCCGCCTAATAATTTACCTTCTAAAAATATTTGTGGTACGCTTCTAGCATTAGGCACTTTAGATATTAGGTCTTTTTTAGAATATCCATTAATACCAATCATACACTCAGTAAATTTAATTGCGCGTTGTTCTAGTAATCGTTTTGCTTCGGTGCAGGCAGGGCAGTTTGACTGCGACCATACTTCTGCATTAAGGTGACTCAATTTTTTCTGCATAGTTTTGCATTTCCTTTAAAACGGCTTCCACGGTTTGATCTGGTAGCTCTAAAATATATGTTAAATATTCTTTGACTTCCTCTGTTAGGCTCATTTCAGGGTCTAGCATTAAGGCAGAGTCTGTATCTCGCTTTATAACTTTACGGTCAATTAAGTCAGAATCTTCTAGTTCGCCAAGTTCTTGCATATCACCTTCCACTTGGTAAATGGTATGGTCAAAATCCGTTGCTGGTTTAGGGTCTGCAACCCCAACTGTTTTTCTGATAAGCTGAGGTAAGTTGAATTTGAGCCAAACGTGATCCATAGTATTGTTATCAAGCAAGATAGCTCCAGTGTCCACGGAACTTCTATGAAAGCTAGTAGTATAAGGACTACCTGGATATAGAATATTAAGTTGCGAATTCTCATAACTGTGTAAGTCTCCTGCCAGCACAATATCCCATCGCTTAAATAGTTCTAGGTCAACTTCGGCTTTAACGTGAGGAGGAATCTCTCCACGAACATGAGTGCATAAAATCTTCCCATGAAACTCTCGCGGATTTTTCTCAAATTCTTTTAGTCTATTATATGGGATAATATCAATGTCTGCTGATTTAATACACCAGAATTCGTCAATAACTTCAACTAGTGGGTTTAGTCTGTTAGTTGATTTTTTGAGATTTGTTAAGAAAGTTGTGTCTTTCTTAAGCATCTCGTGGTTGCCAGGATAAATAATTGTAGGTTTATTAAAGCTAGCTACAAAGTCAAAGTATAGTTCAACTTCATCCATTGTTGGTAAGCGATCAAATACATCTCCGCCAATGATTACTAAATCAGCTTGCTCTTGCATTTGTTGAAACTGCTCAATAAACAAGTGAAAACGATTTTTTGCCCACTCGATAGGTACGTTTTTCTGACCTAATTTTATATGTACATCTGCTGTAAATAGTATTTTCATATTTTATAGACAAAATAGCCCGCAAAGCGTTTAATCTTGCGGGCTATGAGTGTTAACCTAGGTCTTTAACTGCTTCTTGCTCGGCTGCTGAGCTAGCATCGTCGCTTTCTCCATCACTATTTGTAGTGATTTTTGTAAGCAAAGCCAGTACTTCGTCTTCAGTTGGGCGAGAGTACTTTTCATCAATAGATTTAGACGCAGTAACTAATTCACGTTCAGCATCTGACAACGCACGAGTTTTGCAACGCAATACTTGCAGCTGATATTCGACGTTATAGGCTAATGGGCCAGTCTTAACTCGTTTGAAAACAACATCCCAACCGCTGTCGAAGTCTGTAGGGTCGCCCAAGTCTTCTGCTGCTGTCAAAATTTGTTCAAATAGTTTTTTCTTTAAGTTAAGGGCTTTAACCTTACCATCTTTAGGGTCAATACAGTTAACTGTGTATGACCAGCTGCACTTTAGATCTGGAAAAAAGTCAGGCACGTGATCTTTTTGTAGATTATCAAACTTCTCTTTATCGCGACTAAATGCCAAGCACTCCACTGGAATGTCTTTGTTATTAGAGCCTTTCAACCAGTAGATATAGCGTGGCAGAACTCCGCCCACTAAACGTACTGTGTTTTCGCCGTCTTTATATTCATAAGATTCGACTTTGTTTGATTGTGCTTTGCCTTTTGTGTTCTTGAAGCTAATTGCCATTTTTAATTTTCCTCGTACTTGAAGTATATTTTGTTTTGTGTTATAGTTATTAGTGGGTTTGTTTTTATTTTGTCTAGATCAATATCTTTGAAGTATGATAGGTCTAGGTATCTTACGTTATATAGCTTATATGCGCCATAATCACGTCTACCCGCTAACTGTATATATTGTGACTTATAAATTATATCAGTTGTGTTATCGCTAAAAAATCCGTTGGGATTGATTAAGTAACTATTTCCAATTAAATTACGGATAGGCTTAATTTTAGAGTAACTATTCTTGGGCATTTGTTTTTTGGTATAAAACAAATGAAGCTTTTCAACCATTTGTCTAGGATTTCCTAGGGTTTCTGCTTCTAATACCGAAAGGTTAAAGAAAAGTATCATATCCGACAACTTAATATATATTATAGCAGATTAACAAGCTGTTTGCAAGTTAATTTTTTTATACGGTAGTTATTTGCCAGCCTTTACGCATATAAAGGCCAAGCCTATCGTTATTTTGTTTTTTATCGGCGTATCCAGCAAAATTAATATCCACTACTAAGGGATTTAATTTTCCTTCAAAAATTCGCTGAATCCTACCAACAATTTGTTCTAGCAAACTATCATTACTCATGGGTGCTGCTAAGATAACGCATGATAGGGAGTTAATAGATATGCCTTCTGAGAAGATTTGCCTTGACCCTGCAATGGCTTTTTTGTCTCCTGATAGGATTTGTTGTTTGATAAGCTGTCGCTCTTCAAATTCTGTGTCGCCTGTAACAACCGCGCAATCTTCACCTATATATTCCTTAACTTTGTGTAGAAACTCTACTCGGTCAGCAATAATCAAAACCGAGTGACCCTGTTCGATATGCATTGATGCAATATCTGCAATAAATAATCTGTAGCTTTCTGACTCTAGTAGCTCTGTTACCTTCTCAACCCACGGCACCCCTGGCTTTAGTGTAATGCCACTTTTAACAATATGCACTGTAGGTGTAAGTGTATGAGACTGTGGTGGTTTATACACTATTGGACCAAAGTAGTCTTTAAATAATATATGCTTACCATCTTTGCGAATCATTGTGCCACTTAGTGCAATTCTGTATCGGGCATGGAAGCAGTCGATAGTTGATGCAAATGTAGTGGCAGGACAGTGGTGGGCTTCGTCCAAGATAATAGTTCCAAACTCTTTTGCAAGCTCGGCTGTGTGCTTGACCAGTGTTTGTATGTTTGCAACTGTGATAAAGTGGTCGGCGTAGTCCACTCGTCCACCACCAATAACGCCGGGCTGAGTCCCGAATAAGACTGCAATTTCTTCACACCACTGGTCTCGAAGCGCCGCGGTGTGTGTGATAACAAGGGTTTTTTGTCCGAACTTGTGAGCCAGGTGTAGAGCAGTGAAAGTCTTTCCCCAGCCGACAAGCGCATTAATGAAGCAAGTATCGTCGATTGGGTCATATACTACCTGTTGTTCTGGTCTTAGCTCAAATTTAGGGTCAGGGAAGGGTATACTTTCTACTATTCGTTTATCTACTATCTCGAATTCTTCTGGTACTAAGTCTAGCCTGCCTTGTGGTATTGATAAAATACCTTTAGGTAGTACCTTGTAGTTCTTGATAGTCTCTACTGTAGCAAATTTCTTAGACCCAGTGTCTTTCTTAATCTTATAAGTAAGCTCTTTAATAATATGCTTGGTGTGTTCTACACCTGGATTATCCATATAAATTCTATTTGATATTATTGCTTTAGGCACTATACTAATCTCCAGCTATCTTTTCTAGTTGTATCGCTTAGTCCATATAAAATATACATATTGCTTAATACTAGAAATACTGCGTATTGATGGAAATCTTGTGGCTTCTGTAGACTCTTGAATCTCTGTGAGAGACCTTCAACTTCTAACACACACCCTATACCATCGGCAGGTAATACTTGTTTAATCTTTTTTGTTACGAGTTTGGCGCGTGTATATTTTTTCCACTGAAACACTTTGCCACTATTATCTATGAACCAGGTGGTTGCTTTGGCAAGTTTTATCAAATCAGCTAAAAAATACACTGCGGTAGATATTTTATGTAGTGTAACACTAGGGTCTTGTTGTAACTTGAGTCTACGTAATCCAAGTGTTTTTTGTGGTAGCGTCTTGTCATCTACAATTTTTAAATTTAGACTAGTCTCGTTACTTTCGTCTAAATACTCTGTGTGAAAGTAAACCAAGCCGTTTTCACGACTTGGTTCTTTTTCACTCAATTTAAATACGGGCCATGTTATCGCCTGTAACGCCGTAAACTTCGTCGAAGTGTCCAAAGCTATAGTCATCTCCAATATCCTG